AAAAGTCTTCACTGGTAAGATCTATTTTCTTCCCCGTTTTGGGTGAGACAATTCCTTTACTTGCAAGCTGACCCAATTCTTTCCATCTTGGTCTACCTATAAATGAGTTGACACTGTGGGCATAAAAATCTTTATCGAGAACCTCTTTAAAGATTTCATTTATCCTGTCTAAATCTAATATACTAAGGTTTTTAGTATATGCTTTAGTATTGTAGCCGGCTCCCGGCTGGGGGTAGCCGTCTGGCGGCGGGGTCAATAAAGTGTATAAATTGCTAGTATTATTTCGCTTTACCCACTCTACTAAACCTACCTCTCTCATTTTAATTAAGTTGTCTTTTATTGTAGAAGTTGCCAATCCAGTTATCTCACGCAACCTATTATGTGATGGATAACTTTGACCGTGCTGATCAGAATAGTTAGCTAATACAATTAGAATTAACTTTTGTGTTGGAGTTACCGGTTCTTTTAAAACCTTGGTTATATATTCAAGTGACATTTATTTCCCTCATCACTTCGTATTTTAAACCTAAAAAATAATTATTGTAAAGAGTTGTTTTAAAATAATAAAAAGATTACAATACGCAGTAGGAGGTTTTTAATATGACAGCACCTAAAATATATAAGGCGTTGAAAGGGGTTCAAGACTATATGATCAAGAACCCAATAGCTAAGGAAGGGGTTAACTCTTTCCAGAAATATAAGTACAGAGGGATTGATCAAATCATTCAGTCTTTCTCTAAACCGTTACATGACAACAGTGTTCTTACTGTTGTGCAACCTGATTTAAAAGTATCAACAAAATTTCTAGATGATGGTAGATCAACATTGACTAGAGTTGTCGGTACTCTCAGATTTATTTCTACCGAAGATGGTTCCTATGTAGATAGGTCCTATGTTGGTCACAGTAAATCACAGCAAGGTAAAGACCTAGAGTCGGCAAGATCGTTTGCATATAGAAATGCTTTGCTTGAAACTTTCTGTGTACCATTTGAAGGCGTAGTAGAACCTGAGCTTGAAGGTGTAGATGAATCAGCACAAGTTGAAGAAGAAGAATCTTTTGACATTGTTGATGATTTCAAAAAAGAAGTCGCAGGCAAGTCTGGAGAAGAGGCTAAAGAAATATTTAATAAATATGAAAAGATAGCTGTCCTATCCAATGATAGAGATACTAGAGTTCAGCTGGGCAAAGAGTTCGCTAAGTTGGTGTCATCATGAGTCAAATCAAACAGGGAACACAGGCTTGGCACGACCAGCGAAAAAACAGAATTACCGGAACTAGAATTCCACGTGCTGTTAAAGAGTGTGCTTGGGCTAGAGGTGATCAATGGGAAGCATTGGGCAGAGATATGTATCGAGAGGCACATAACTTAACTCAAGATCCGTTTGATCAAAGAGCCCTTTATGCTATCACTTATGGTAAAAATCATGAGCCTATTGCTTTAGAAAAATTAAAAGATATGGGCTACAAGATTACGCAACCATCTTTTGTAGTTCATCCAGATCACGATTGGTTGGGTATGTCGCCTGATGGAGTTCTTATCAAAGGTAGAAAAGGAAACATATCTGCTGTTGAGATTAAATGTCCACAAACCAAACCAGTGCAAAATGTCAAAGAACAAAAAAGAAACTATTGGCATCAGATGCAATTAGGTATGGAGTGTATGGACATAGATGAAATGCTTTTCTTCCAATGGTATGAGGATGCACACTTCCAAGAGTGGGTAGAGCGTGATCCTGATTGGGCAAAGACATACATACCTAAAGCCAGAGAGTTTATGGATTGGTATGCTGAGAAGTCTAAGGACCCAACATACATTGCCAGATGGTCAGAAGATAAAGAAGAACCGGGAATCAATTATAAGAGTGTTAGTGAGGATGATTACACAACTGAACTAGCCTCTGTATTAAAAGAACTAAATGAGCTCAAAGATAGATCAGCCTATCTAGATACTAGAAAGAAAGATCTGTCTGCCGTCTTAGTAAAAAAATTCGGCGGAGCATTTAGTACCCCAAAAGTGAAATGTCATATGACACAAGCTAGGGGTCGTATTAACTATGCCAGACTGGTTAAAGACCAGAACATACCTTTCGAGGTTATGGAAGGGTATCGCTCAGAGGGTGATACAAGAATTTATACCAAGTTGCTGGAGGAGTAATGATAATGTTTGAACGCAAAACGACTGAAAAAAAGTCAATCAGTTCAAGAATTGAAAAATCTACTTACGACAAACTTGTGAAAGCAAGTGGGAAAAAAGGACATAGGTTCTTTGATCGTAAGGTTGCCTATATGGTTAACAAGATTTTACAAGAATGGGCTGATAAGGAGTAAATAATATGGCTGATTTTGATAATACAAATAGAGGTTCTATTTGGAAAAACGAAAGGAAGGAAACTGAAAAGCATCCTGACTTTACTGGAAGTATAAATGTTGAAGGCAAAGAGTTTTGGCTTAACGCTTGGAAAAGAAAACCGGGTGCTAAAGAAAATTCTCCAGCTTTAACTTTTAGTGTAAATCCTAAGACTGCAGGTGGCGGTGCTCCAAAACCTAAAGTTGATGAAGATATCCCTTTTTAAGGAGGAATTATGGCTGAAGAAAATCAAACCATAAATCTTGTAGTAGATGGTGAGGCTAGACAATACAAGCTTGATGCCCTATCAGATGCCGCAAGACAAAAAATAGCTCAGTTGCAGTTTGCTGGTAACAATGTTTTACCATTGATATCAGAAGTTGCTAGGCTAATACAGCTCGGTCAAAAGGTAGATCAAGGAGAGCTAACCTCTTTACTACCAAAGGACTATGTTGTACTTGAGCAGGAAAATGCTGTAGAATCGGAACCAAAGATTATAACAGGAGACGATTCTTCTAAACAAAGCAAATGAATGCAAATTTAGACAAGAGTCTCTCATCTTCTGAGAGGCTCTCATCTATACAAGGCGAGGCATCGCTTTCGGGCTCCCCTTGCAATGGAGGTGTCTGCTCTACAACACTAGGTGATATCAGATGTAAAACTTGTGGTAGAACAGAAGAAGAAGTCAGAACATGGCATCAAATGCCAGAAATCAAAAGAAAGGTTATTAATCTTAAAAACGCCGCAGAGGGATTCAAAATAAGACAAACCCAATCACAAGAAGATCGTTGGTCTGAGTTACAGAAACTTAGAACCATTGACAATCTTAGTATAGGAGATGTCTTTAACAGGGTCCTAAAGGTAGCCACATCTCAGTCAGAGATGTACAGGCAAGATCATAAGTGCATTGATATCTTGAAAAAGATAATTGCATCAGGTCATGATCTAAATAACATTTCTGTTCAATCTGTAATGTCGGAACATGACTACACAGAGATCAAACAAAAGTTCGAGTAGAGCATTCCAAAAAGACTTACTAACTGGTCAACAGTTAGAGAATAGAGTTCTCTCTAATATCAGAAAAAAATATCCAACCGCAGTCCTGATTCCGGGAAAGTTTAAACCTTACGATATCTTTGTTCCTGAGAAAGATCTTAAGATAGAAGTCAAAGCAGACTACAAAAGCAAAGAGACTGGCAACATTATTATTGAAGTCTTAATGTATGGCGTACCATCGGCTTTACTATCAACAGAAGCAGACTACTGGATCATCGACACTGGTGAAGAACAAATGTGGATTAAACCCAATAAGATTATCGAATGCATAATATTAAATAATATTAAGTGCCAAGAAATTTTAGGGGACGGAGATACCCAAGTTAAGATGGCTTGCTTGATTCCAATAGACATATTTAAAGATTATGTTTGTCACAATACTTGATCTTTCTTGTAATGTGTGTATATAATGTTTACAACTATGAGGGAAAATATGAATAAAAAATATTTCTTTACGAACACTTTCATGTACAAATGGAAGGCAGGTAGAATGATGCTGGAGGTAAGATCCGTAGGTCATAAATGGGTATGGGTTAAACCAACAGGCAGAAAGCAATTCACAAAGATATCTAGAGCTGAATGGGATCAGATATCAAACTCTAAAACTTTTGAAGAATACATTCCAAAGCAGGAGGAAGGATGAACG